GAAAATTGGAATATTCGGTGTAGGGTTGCTGAGAATCCGAATACATCGGAGTCAGTACTTACTAAACTGAGTACTGATGAAAATTCGCATGTTCGGTGTGGGGTTGCTGGAAATCCGAATACATCGAAGTCAGTACTTGCTAAACTGAGTACTGATGAAGATTGGGGTGTTCGGTGTGGGGTTGCTGAGAATCCGAATACATCGAAGCCAGTACTTGCTAAACTGAGTACTGATGAAGATTCGTATGTTCGGTATGGGGTTGCTGAGAATCCGAATACATCGAAGCCAGTACTTGCTAAACTGAGTACTGATGAAGATTCGTATGTTCGGTGTGGGGTTGCTGAGAATCCGAATACATCGAAGTAAATTTTGCAAAAAAAAAGGAATCCTTGTAATGGACAAAATACTATCTGATACGGTAACAAGAATGCTTAGTCGTCACACAGCAAGAACTGCAATTGAAAGGGCACGAGAAAATGCAAAATGGATGGAAACGTCAAGTTTTCCTGTCAGAGCAATGTTTTGGAAAAACGTACATAGGTTATTGATAAAAGGAACAAGGAATGAAGAAGCGAAAGTGGCTAATCTCTAACTTCCCGGTAGGCCTTAAGCAAACATTTAAGCTTATGTGCCTAACACAATCTGGTTCACCGCCAATGTGTGAAGTACTAGAGCAACTGATAAGAAAGGAAATCCAGGAACAAGGACTTAATTCCGTTCTGGAAAGAAAAGAGAGAGAATATGAATGAGTTTGCAACTTATAAGATCTAGAAGCAGAAGCTGGAATGAAACAACTAATCTTGAGGAAGATGACCTATTCCAAGAAGGATGGGTCATCTTTCAAAAGATTAAAGAAACTTACGATCCTGAAAAAGGAGCTATAACTACAGAATTGTACGCGGCATTGAACAACCACTTTAACAATCTTGCTAGGCAGTCCTTCAGAAAAATACCAGAAGGGTTTTGCCCAACAAGAACATCCGTAAACCCACAAATACTTTACGGATTCGCAGATCAGGTTGCTTCCTTAAGTCAAGAAGCTCAAGAAATCACTAAACTAATTTTCGATGGCAGTCTTTCAAGTGAAAAATTCAGAACCCCACGACAACTTAGAGGAAGAATCAGAGAACATTTGATTTCCTTAGGTTGGAACTGGCGGCAACTGAAAAAAGTCTATGGGGAACTTGAGCAGTTTTGTAAAATGCTCTAATCCTTCCATAATGGAGAATGGTAATGCTCACAAAAGCTTCAACAGAACGGGGAATAAGAAACAGCATATCTCGGGAGCCAAGCTTCGTGTTAGGTGGCTTGCTAGCCCTAAACAAAGAGCAAAAGCTCGATGAAGTAGAACAGAACAAGATGCAGGAAATCTTGGACTTCTTTAATCGATGGGACTTCGTAACTTCAGGCATGATGTTACAGGCAAGGAAGGTAGTAAAAGGTCATGTCCACAATCTCGTGAAGCTTGGGGGAGTATTTCCTGTTGAGAAAATCCAAGTAACTGAGAAAAAAGCGAGAATGTCACCGCATGGAGATAAGATTCTGCTTTCCGTACCAAAATATGGCAATTACAATCTTTTGAATGGAATAAACTCGCAATATTCCCAAGCTACTTTTGACTGGAAAACCGGAACGTACAAAGTTCCGCTGTCTGTTGCTGAATTAAAAGTAACAATTGAACTTGGCTTCCTTCTCGATGCTAGACTAAGGAACTGGTGGGAAGAAAAGAAGGTAAAAATATCTTCGAGTGTAGTTGTTGAGGGACTTCGAGCCTTCCAAAATGATGCCGTAGCTTTTCTTGAAGCTCAAGATGGTAGGGCTCTGATTGCTGATGAAATGGGTTTGGGGAAAACCATTGAAGCAATAGGCTACATCCTACGTCATCCAGAATTTGAGAAAATCATAATCTGTTGTCCAGGTGGATTGAAACTAAATTGGGCAAAAGAACTAAACAAGTGGACAAACTCCACTGTTCAAATTCTGAATGGTCGGCAGCCTTATCCTTTACTTTGTCGTATAATTATTCTTAATTATGCAATACTCCCCAACTGGATTGATATTATTCTACAGTATAAGCCAGATTGGCTTTGCTTCGATGAAGCACATCATTTGAAGACTGACACAGCAAATAGAACTGTTGCTGCAAAGAAGCTCTCACGGGAAATTCCCAGAACTGCTTGCCTAACCGGAACACCAATAAAAAGTAGAGCCAGGGAAATCTACAACCCTTCAGTGCTTATCAGACCAGAATTATTTCCCTCAAGAAGATGGTTTGATAAGAACTTTTGTGGGGGAAGTAATGGAAATGGGTCCATTAGGACCAAAGAATTACATGATCTTCTGACATCTACCATAATGTTAAGGAGAAAAAAGTGTGATGTTCTTCCGGAACTTCCAGCAAAGGTACATTCTGTTATTCCATTGGAGATTACTAACAGAAAAGAATATGATAAGGTCGAGAAAGAGTTTCTCCAGTGGTTAAAAGAAAACTATCCAGATGATCCAAACAAAGTTAATGCTATCCTGAGCTTTCAGGTGCTAACGCAAATAGAATTTCTCAAACAAGCAAGCATTCATGGGAAGATCAAACCCATAATAGAATGGGTAGATAATTTCTTTGAAAATGAGGACAAGCTTGTCCTATTCTGTGAGCACAAATGGACAATAAAAGCATTGCAGGAAGAATATGGGGATTCTTGTGTTACTTACTTTGGTGAAGTTAGCACGAAGAACAGAGAAATAGCAAAAGACAAGTTCCAAAAGGATCCAAGTATAAAGCTGTTCCTTGGAAACAAAGCAGCAGAGGAGGGAATAACCTTGACAGCAAGTTACTCTGTTGCATTCGTGGAGTTTCCCTGGACACCGGGAGAGCTGACGCAAAGAATTGATAGGACACATAGAATAGGACAAGAAGCAGATTGCATAAACATCTATTACCTTATAGGTGAGAAAACAATTGACGAATACATAATGGCACTGCTTGAAGAAAAGAGTAAGATCTTTTCCAGTATCCTAGATGGTGAAGATATTGAAAGTGATACTGTGCTCACAGAAGTAATTGCCAGATACCAAGAAAAGATAAGGGATTAAGCAAATGAAAAGCATTACAAAACTCCTTAAAAAGCTTTTTGGGAAAAGAAAGAACAAAGAAATAAGAAAAAAAGATCTTACAAGAAAGCAGGTATTGCAAAACATAGAAAGAATTATGAAGGAACAAGGAATTACAAAGTGGGAAATTAAAACTGAAGGTTGTTTTGGAGAACATCTATATATATTTGAAGAACCCAAAAACTTACCAGAATGGTGTTGGGGTTTTTGGAGTTTGTTTGGAAGTGAATACTATAATGAATACACTTCATATCGCCCCGCTATCCTTTTTGGTGGTGGTTCTGACAAGTGGCATCAAGTAAAACTACCAAAGGAATAAGGAACCAGAAATGAATGATGCAGATATAGAAATGGGAAATCTCGAAGCTATTGCAGATCGAGAAGATGATCTCAAAGATCAAGATATTTGCTGTCATGGTTTTAGGAGAACAGCACCGGGAAACGGTCGTACTGATGGTAAGACTGTTTGTATTGAGTGTGGCAAAGTAGCAGAATGGGAAATTCTGCAACGGGAACGAAGCAAAAGGTTGCGGGGAATAATATCATGATCCCCCAAAGTGACTTGGCCTGCTATTCCAAGGTGCATTTTGACAATGCAACTGGAAAAATACTAAAAATTGCCATAGGCTTTGCTCACTTGCAGGAGCCAAAGCCAAACAATTGGTTCTGCAGCATTTTGGACGTTGTCCCAACTACACTGAACAAAGATTCTCTGGAAATTGGGCCAACTACATACAGAAAAGTATTTTTACCATGGCTAAACTAGATGTAGAACAAATTCTAACGGACTATGGAATCAGTACCGCTGGACCTGGAGATAGGCATTTCCGGGAAAACTGGATAAACATACCCTGTCCCTTTTGTTCTGGTAACTCTGGGAATCACTTGGGATACATTGGCAGTTCCTTTGTTTGTCATCGTTGTGGTAAAAAGGATAGGAAGAGGGTACTAGAAACATTAACGGGGGAAGCTTTTTCTTTTCTCTACAAAAAGTATGCTGTAGGCCAAACATCCTACAGTAGGCCAGAAGAAATTGTGCTCCCAAAGGTACAAGAACTAGAATATCCCTTAGACATCGGTCCCATGTCTAACAGACACAAGACTTATCTTTTTCACAGAAAACTCAACCCCATAAAGCTGGAAAGACTTTGGGGATTACTTGGAACTGGACCTATAGGAGATTACTGCCATAGAATAGTTGCTCCGGTACGCTTTAATGGAAAAGTAGTGTCTTACATTACCAGGGACATAACAGGACACCGTGAACATTTCGATAAATATCTTCCATGTAAAAAGGAAGATGAAGTAATCCCACACAAACACACTTTATATGGCCTAGATCTTGTTCCTTCCCGTCAATGGATTGTAGTTGTAGAAGGAATAGCAGACGTTTGGCGCTTAGGTCCAGGTTCAGTAGCTACTTATGGCACAAGTTGGACAAAACAACAGCGTATGCTTCTTTCTAAGTTTGAAAATGTTTACATTTACTATGATCCAGAAGAGGAAGCACAAGCAAAAGCAAAAGAACTAGGCTCTAATTTGCTTCTACTTGGCTCTAATGTATTCATTATAACTGAAAACACAGATCCCTCCGATTTGTCTCAGGAACAAGCGGACACACTAATGTCTGAAATAAGAGCCGACATGCCGCCGTTTCCGTCTCTTCCTCATTTTCCTCATTCCCAGGCAGTTATGACACAAGGTTAGACACAAAGCCGCTTTGGATGTATGGTATCCAAGGCTGCAATATAGGAGGACTTTTTGTGCCAAAAAAACCACTTTTTGACTTAGGTAAAAAACCACCGCCTGAAATCGATCCGCTAATAGATTTCTGGAATCAGAATCCCTTTGTACGTTCACATAAGAATACACAGTCAAAAGTGTATTTGGAATGTATGAAACGATTATCAGAAACTAAGAATGGAAAACTAAACAACTATCCGATAGATGAAGAGTGGATGGTGAGAACTTCTCTTCCCTTGGATTGGTTAACTGAATGCTGGACAGATGAAATCATTCTTACTGCCCTACTGAATCTGAGAAAAGCTTTCAACAAACACTGTTGGCCTGCAAACAAGAAGAGCTTGCCCGATAACTTTCCAAACTTTGTTTACAATGAACGGACAAACAAAAGTTGGTTGGTAATCTTCAGAGCAAATGCTCCAGAGAACTTCAGAAAAAGAAGAACCTATCCAGAGTGGGTAGAAGATGAATTTGGAATTGAGCTTGTAAAAATGTTCCAAGAAATATGTTATGAAATCTCTGGAACACCTTTACAAGAGAACGAGACTATATGGTTACTGGATTCAATTAGAACTTACTGGTTTGAGAACCTCACAAGCAAAACAGAAGATCCCACTTGCAACACATTTCTCGGAGATCCAAATATTTTTGCAGAGCAGTATGCTCACTTTCTAGTAAACAGGTTTTCAAGGTTTCCAAATCTTGACATAAGTATTATCAAGATTGATAGTAAGACTTGGAATAAGTTTATCTACTTCTTACAGAAGGAATTTGGATTTGATGAAACTTGGAATTCCACAATTTTTTCCCTAAAAGATTTGGAGTTATAATTTATGATATCTAAAATGGAACCCAAAGATCATCACGAGCTAAGTTTAATAAGTAGCTTTATTGGCTCAACTGAATTTATCCAACAGATAAGAGAAACATGGAAGCTTGAACTAGTTACAATCCTACCACTTAGGAAAATAAGTAAGTGGGCGCTGGAATATTTTCATGACTATGCTACAGCACCACACCAGAATATTATTGACTACTTGGAATCGGATCAGTCTCTTTCTGAAACAGACATCCTAACCCTAAGAAAGATAATTGATTCCACACTGGAGAAAAAGACCCCAACAAATGTAGATTATGTGTGTGCTAAAGCTAAAGAGTACATGCACAAAAGAAATCTCCTAGAAACAAGCTCCAAAATAAAAATACTCACTCAACAAGGTGATTTGCTTGAAGCTGAAGATGTAATAACCAAACACTTTGCCCCAACTGAAGATGACACTGGCCTGGAAGAAGCCTTTGGAACTGAAGAAACTTGGCAAGAAGCTTTTGAGAGTAGAAGTGAGCCTTTGTTTGAACTTCCCGGGGCTCTTGGTG